TCATCGAACCCGGTTTATAACTGCGGTCAGATGGTCAGCAGCAACATCGACCACCAGCTGCTGGTCACTCAACGGGAAACCGACAAGGCGACGCGCCGGTAGGCCCGGGTGGTTGACCCGCTTCCGGAAAATCCCCCCGATGTTGAGCGCCTTCACCTTCTTGGCTGAGATTACATGGGCGCGTGAACCGTCCTGGTGAAATTTGGCCGGGAAGCCATCTCCATCGTCGAAGCCTAGGCGTAGGGAGTCGCCTTGAACCTGGTAATGGAAACTGGCCAGCATCCTGCCGCTTCTGTTGAGCGGTCCCCCCTTGCGCTTCCCGGCGGCAAGGGTGGATTGGGCGAGTTCTTTCCAGGGGTTCCCATCAGGGTCTAGCCCTTGCCGATGACGCTCCTGGTTTGCAAACAGCAGCGCCTCGCCGAAGCTGCCCAGCATCTCCTGGGGCGTTGCGATTTCCTTGCGGACAGCCTCCAAGGCGCGGCCAAGGTGATCCGCTTGAAATTCGATGGTGAATTGCATATCCTGAGTCCGTGGTTAGGTCAGACTGCGCTTCGGCGCTACTGCACAGTATCCGAGCCACACAAACGCGGCCCCTGATGAGGCCGCGTTTTTATTTGCGGTACACCAAGCGACCAGCCCGCTGTTTATCGAAATACGCCTCCCGGGCGGCCTCGGTTTTCTGGGTGCCCATGAAGGCGGTGGAGCCAGTCCAGCCGGTTTTCCCCCACTCGAAGACCGCCACGCCGAACTCGTCCATTCCCTCAACATCGAAGGCCCGCAGATACCGGCGCTTGAGACGCCACCGGCCTTTCTCGCCGTGGTCCTTCACCCATACCCACCAGATTTCGTCCGGCTCGATCAGCGTCATGGCCAGAAGATTGACGTACTCCAGACGGACGGCCTTGCCGGGCTTCGACAGCCACTTGAATTCCCCCGCGCCGTCCTGGAAAAGCGCCTTGCTGATGGCCAGGGTGCTGCCTGCGGCATCGGTGAATGCCGCGCCTTCCTCCATGGTGGCGCCGAAGACATCCAGGAAGTCCGCAACGGCCACGTCGGGGTACGTGTTGGGCGGCAGCAACGCACTTTTCGGCACCGGGGTGGGCTTGGGGACCGGCGGCGGCGTGAAGCCCGTCGGCCAAGGTGTCCCGCGCTCTTTCAGCACTGCGTCGTAGCCTTGCAACGGCGGCACGGTATGCGGTTCCATCCATGCCTTGCCCGGGTTGTATGCGAAGCCGGGGTCGATACCTTTCGGCACCCATACCTCTCGCGGATTGCTGCCGTTCTTCCCGATGATGCGCTTTTCCATTTCTATCGGCGGCGCTTCGTCGGGGCCGGTCTTCCCACGCTTCTCCCACTCACGCTGGGCCTCTCAGGGAGTATTTCTTGCACTTGCACCCCCACCCATTCTGAGGTGAGTAGGTATCCCACCAGGGATCATCCAGGGGAAGGATCAGGCCATCCAAAGCCAAGTGATTGAGGCGCGGATGCTCAGTACTGGTGTGTCGGTAGAGACCATAGGGGCGAAGGTGCTTCACCGCCATCATCTGCTTTTCCCGACCCGCGTTGTACGCCTGGGTGACGTTTGTGTCGTAGATGACCTTGCTGCGCCAGCCCGGGGTGCCGTTGTAGGCCCAGCCGTGCTTCGCCACGATCTGGTCGAACTGCTTGCGGAAGGCCGCGTAGCCGGTACCCGATTCCTTGGCCTGGCGGATGGCGTTGTAGAAGTCTTCCACAAGGTCATCATGGGCCGCACCGGCCACAACAAAACCATGGCTGTGCTGCTCCTGCCAGATGTCCGTCCAGCCCGATGAAGGCAGGCGGATTTTCTGCTTGAAGAAGTCGATGGCTTCGGCGAACGGAAGCTGGGCGGGTGATGCAGGCATTCCTAGTCTTCCCCCCCATCATCCTCGGGAGGTGGAGGAACAGTCGCCACCAGAGCGCGAACCGCCTCCACGATGTCGGCGATTTCAAACTCTCGCCGGTTGTCGCCAAGAGAACACCGAATGCTATGTATTCCTTGCTCCCATCGGTCTTTGCGGACGATCTTCCCGTCCGACCGAAACTCGTAATCATCAGGGTTTGCGTCCCTGAATTCAGGCATGCGGAAATCGCGTTCCGTAACCTTGCGCGAAGTCACTTTTCACCCCCGATATCAGCCCGGCCGGCTAGGTCCGCCGCCGCCATGCCCAGTGCCATGGCTTCCGCCCACTTCGGGTTGTTCGACTTCAAGGCTTCGATCCCGGCCAGTGCTTCGTCGTAGTCGCCAGCCTCGGCGACGATGGCGGAAATCTGCTGGATAAGGGCCTGCTCATGCGGGGCGCACAGGGCGGCCAGCTGGGCGGCATAGGGGCCGGTGATGTCCTGCTCTCCGGCCTTGGCCAGCGCCGCCAGGCGCACCAGGGCGGCATCGGCGGGCGACGTGGTCGGCTTGCCGGACGCCACCAGCAGCTTGGCCCCCTTGGCGGCGCGGGGAATCTGCATGGTCTGGTGTGCCCACTCCACGTCGATCTCCATGCCCACGTCGGCAGCCTTGACCAGGACATCAACCATCTTGGCCTGATCGACCGTTTCTTCGGTCTGGTAGCCGAAGGTCGGTAGCCTATCCGCCGGGAACATGCCGTTGATGAGCGCCACCGGGCGCACAACCTGGCCGTTCATGGTCGGCTCGATCTGGCGGACATCGTGCAGCATGATTTCGCGCCGAACCTTGTCATGGATCGCGCCCAGGGCGTTGGTGCTGGTCTTGCCATCAGCCTGGCTGGTCAGCGTCCCGCCTAGGATCGCCATGGACTGCTTGCGCTCCCAGTAGCCGACCGCGCTCAGGAAGTCATCGACAGTGCCGGTCTTCGTCGCCTGGATGAAGTCGATGGACATGGTGCTGGGGACCACGCCCGCACCGTCGTTGCCGATGTTGCGCACAGCTTTCAGCAGTTCGTCGCGCTGCTTGGGGGAGATGCCCGCCGGATACTTTCCCAGGCGCAGCGGCAGGCCGTACACCTCAAGGAAGCGCTGCATGTCGCGGATGTTGTACGCCTTGTAGGCATACGTCCAGGCCAGCACCCGGAACAGCGCGGCTTGTTCGATGTAGCCGGACTTCGCCCGGTGCTCATGCACCACCCAGCCCCAGGGCCGAAGGGGCTCCGGAAGCCCCATCTTGAGGAACTGGATAGCCCCGGTGTCCCAATCAACATGGAACATGCGCTGCGGCACCCAGTGGAGCGCCTGCGGCAGCCAGGTGCTGCCGGTCTTCCAATCGATTTCCAGGGCGGTGAAGCCCTTGCCGATGGCGTCGGTGAGGTCGTACTGGGCGTCTTCGAAGCGCGGGATGCTGCGCAGCATGTCCGCCAGTTCCTCAGTGCGGTCGATTTCGGATTGGCTGGAATCTTTGGGTGGGTGCAGCTGCCAGCCGAGGCCCGTCACCGCCCTACGCCGCTTGGCCAGCTCGGCGAAGATGTGGGGGTCTTGCTCTTCCACCAGTTCGAACAGGGCCGACTGGTCGGTGATGAAGCCCTGGTCGGCGGCGGCAAACGCAGCAGCGAGACGCGAAGGGTCCAGTGTGTTCACCGAGGCATAGTTGAGGCTGTTGCCCTGGGTGGATCGGGCGCCCGCCTGCAACGTGGCCAGCCCGGAACGGGTCACCTTGGCCAGTGCGGCCTTCATCTTGTTAATCATCATCGTCCCAATCGTCAGAGTAGCCGCTGACGCGGCTGGTGCTGCGGCGGTCCCGGCGTGATGTCGCCGCCGACGTGTATTGCCATTCGCCCGCAAACTGGGTTGCGATCCGCCATAGCATTTCAAGCGCATCCGGGCCATCGTCATGGTCGGCCTCCGGATAGAACTTCAGCTGCTCTATCAGCACACCATGGCTGCGATGCAGACGCAGCTTGCCGTTCACCACATGCGGTTGCAGCGAGAGAATCGCCAAGTCCTTATCGCGCCCGGTCGGCCCAGGCTGTGCTGGAAACGCGATACCCTGCAACGCGGCACGCTTGATCAATTCCGTGTAGAGAAATTCCTGGAATGCCACCGCCTCCACTGACCACAGAAGGCACTGGTATTCGACCTGTAGGTCGATGGCGCGGCTGATGATGAGGTCGGGCACCCGGCGGCAGATGTCCGCCTCCACCACGTCCAGCACCATCGTGTTGCGGTTCAGTCCACCCACCAGGATTGCCGAGGGGTCGCGGGCCTTGTTCTGCCGGCCCAGAGAGGGGTCGATGGCTCCGAAGAAGAGCCAGTCGTTACGCCGATCCACCCAGAATTGCAGGGTCTTGAACGGGGCCGTGTCGTCATTGCCCGCCTCGTTCTGCTGTTCTTGGTTAAAGGCGTCGTGGTCGGTCGCCCGCATGCACATCAGGCGGTACAGGGGGCGCACTTCTGGCCAGGACACCACGGCCCCGGCGTCCATCGCCGCCTTGTTCGCCCAGTAGAAGGCCAGCGCTTCCGCTTCGGCGGCTTCCTTGGCCTCTTCGTCATCGGCTCCGGCGGTGTAGATGCCTTCCCACTTGTCCCACAGGTCCATGCGGTCAGGCCATTGCATGATCGACTTGAAGACCTTGCGCCGCCAGCCAGGCTTGCGCGAGACACGGTTGATCGCAGCGTCGTAGTGAAGGCTGGTGCCGGGCCAGAACACGTCCATGCCACCGGCCGGCCCGGCCAGGCCGAGGACAGCTTTCAGCACGAAGTCCTGCACTTTGTCGCGCTGGCCCTTGTCCCGCACGTTGTCGTCGTTTTCCAGGTCATCAAGGAAGACCAGGTCGGGCCGGTGCGGGCCGTGCTTCATGCCCCGGATTTTCTTGCCCGTGCCGCCGATCCGCACCTTGCGATTGTTGGCCGTGACAATCGTCGTCGCCTGCCACACCCGACCGCGCCCGCAAGCCTCCGGGAAGTCCATCGCCAGGCGCGGATTGGTGTCCAGTTCCGCCTTGATGCTTTCCAGCATTTCTGCGGCCTGTTCCTCGGTGTTCATGATGATGCCGATCATGTGCTTTCGGCCCGTAACGATGCACCACAAGCTGCCCAGCTGGGTCTCGTAGGTCGATTTGGCCTCACCCCGTGGGGCTTGATGCACTTCGCGGCCATCCGTGGGGCCGTCGATGACCTCCGGCAGGCGCTTGAAGATGAACTGCTGGAACAGCGAGAAAAAGGCGGTCGGGACGTAGTGCGGGAAGTAGGTGCGGCAGAAGAACTCGTAGTCATTCCAGGCCCGCTCCCGCCGCGCCTTACTGGCTGCCGGGTCGGTGTCGAAAGCCTCGCACTCCAGTTCGATGGTGTTGCGGATTTCCTCGCCCAGCTTGGCCAGTTCGTCCTCAAACTCCCGCCAGTTGCGAACTTCCTTGATCGCCCGGTCGTTACCCGCCATAGCGCTTCCCCAGGGTGGCCCCGACCTCTTCAAAGTGCGGTTGTAGCGCCTTCAAAGCGGCGGGATCGTGCAAGCGCAGGTGGTCGGCGATGGTCTTGAGCGTGTCCAGCGCCACCGAGAGTCCGGAGAACTGCGGATTGAGCCGGGCAAACGACTTGCTGAACTTGGCGTAGGCATCGGACAGCTGCGCAATCACGGTCGCCTTGTCGGCCGCCGGGATGGTCGAGTTCTCCAGCTCGCGGGTGGTGGTGATGACCTGCCGGGCGAAGTCTTCCACCAGCTGCTTGTTCAGGTCATCCATGCCCTGTTCGCTGATGCGGTAGGCAGCCCGGGCCGTGTCCCAGTCGTCGCCCTTGGACTGCGCCTTGGCCTTCCAGTCCCGCGCAGTGTCGTAGCTGACCCCGCAAGTGACGGCGGCGCCATTCAAGGGCATGCCCTCGATATACAGCTGCCGCACTTTGTCGCGGGTCTCCTGAGAATGAGCCATCAGTCACATCCGCTTGATGATTTCGACGGCAGCAGCAGCCAGCGCACCGCCGACCCCGCCGCCGAGGGCGCCGAGCTTGGCGGTTTTCTCGATCAGCCGCTTATCCTCGGCCTCAAGATTCGCCACCCGGGTACCGAGGCCATCGATTCGCTTGCCCACGTTGCTTTCCAGGCTCTCGATCCGCTGGCCGAGACTGTTCTCGATGCGGTCCATGCGATCCGACTGTGCGGCCTCCAGGCGCCGGATGTCCTGCTTGATGTCGTCCATGCGAGTAGTGATGCTTTGGTGCATGGACTGCATGTTCTGGGCCATGGCCTGAACCGCACCGGTCAGCTGACCGATGCTGTGCATGACCTGCGCGTTCTCGGCACTCTTGGTGTCGCTCATTGGGGCTCCCCTTGGTATTGGCGATCTTTCTCGATGACACGCTGGCAAGCGGCCAGCTGGCGCACTACTTCGTCGGCCTCGGAGGCGAGTCCGACAAGAAATTCAGCAGCCGGGACAGAAAGTTCGGCTCGCGTTTCACCATCACGTCGGCCGGCGCTGGGGCCAGGCGCGGCGGCTCCACTTCCACCGGCTCCCTCGGGGCAGGCAACGGGGATGCGCAGGCGCAGAGCGCCAGAGCGCAGATCAGCAACAGCGCGGTCCTTTGCGGCTTTCTCATGCTTCAAATCCTTCTGATATTGGGCCGATGCAGCGGCCATGTCCTGGGCGTGTTGGTGCTCCTTTGCGCGGGCCAGGTCTTCCAGTTCCTTGATGCGGGTGTTGGCCCTGGTCAGGGCAGTGTTCTCGCGCCCCAGCCAGGCCGACCGCTCGGCCTTCTCGCCCAGCCCGAATTGCTGCTGGCCGTAGGCGTAGATGGCGGCCACTACGGCAGCCAACAGAAGCACCGCACCCAGCAGCTTGTCCCACGGCGGGATGATGGGCAGCGTCATGCCGACACCCCACGGCCCCAAGCCAGATAGCGGGGCTGCAACAGGTTCAGAATGCGGCGGGGATAGCCCAGGTTTTCAGGGCAAAAGCTCGGGTGGCGTCGGGCATGGCCACATGCGCTGTCAACCGCCACCCGATCCAGGGCCGGGCGCACCGTTGCGGCCTCCTGCTGCCAATGGCCCAGCCCGCCGTTATAGGCCCGCAGGGCGGCCCACAGGCGGTCGAACTCGGACGGGCCGCGCACCCGGTCGAACAGCCAGCGGTCGTAGCCCACCAGCGCCCGCATGGCCCACGTCGGGTTTGTCGGCTGGCACTCGGCAGCAGCCAGCCCGTTGGCCTCGCACCACCACCGCGCCGTGGCCGGCATGAACTGCGCCATGCCGACGGCGCCAACGCGGGAGACGGCCTCGGGGTTCCAGCCGCTCTCCTGGTGGATTTGGGCAGCGAAGGCCGCAACCGGGGCATCCAGGCCCCATGCAGCATGGGCGGCGCGGACAAGGTCGGCTCGGTGTTTGATCGCGGCGCGGGGAACATCCTGGGCCTGGGCCGGGATCGACCAGAACGAAAGGATGAGCAGGGCAAGGCACAGGACGATCAGCGTCGCCAGGAACTCCTGACGCTGGGCCTTCGAGAAATTGCCCCAAGCCATTTCAGGCCCCTAAGCCGATGGCCACCATCGCGGCGCCCACAATCAGCGCCCGGCGCAGCATCGCCATGGCGAAGACGAAGTCGCCCTGGACATCGCCGAAGGGGATCAGCTTGCAGTCGCCCCCCGTGTCGATGTCGCAGGACTCGCCATCGACCATTTCGGCCATGAACGCGTCGGGCCGGGCGTAGGGAAAAAGGGAGCGGTCAAGCCAGTAGCCGACAACCCCGGCCATGGTGACCAGGGAGAGCTTGTAGAGGCTGACGGGGAGTTGCTGCGGGTAGAGCAGGCCGATGACGGCGAGCAGCAGGACGGTGGCGATCAGCCACCAAAAAAGGCGGGGAGACTTCATTGCGTAACCTCCGGTTGTTCATGGGATATGACAACCGGAGGTTACGCAGGCGCGCGAGGCGCTGGCAGGCTGGAAACGTTTCCAGCTGAGGGAGGCAGAGGCTACTTTTGGTGGTAAGCCTTAAACACCATGAAGATGACTTCGGCAAATCCTCCATAGGCCATCAACATAGCGACAAGCACACCTAAATATTCCTTGTGGCGTATGGTTTTCAAAAACAAGCGCCATCCAGTAACACCGGATTCACGGAGTTCAGCAGTAGCTTTTTTCCTCGCCTGGCTGGCCCCGTCGTGTTCATAGAACTCCAGCCAGTTGGCCACGGCGGCATAGATGAACATTACGAAGAACAGGAGAACAAGCCCAATGTTGGTGATCCTGCCGTCGTTGAACTTCTCCATCTGTGGAAAGAAGATACACGGCGCCAACAGCATCACCTGAGATGGGAGATTGCGGACGAATTGCAAGTAAGCAGATCGGCCTGCCTTGGTGAAAATGAACATGACTAGATCGGGCGAATGGTGATGTTAAAAATCCCTCGTTCGTTCCCCGAAACGCAAAAGCGCGATGACGACTCCTTGTCATCAACGCATGCCTGGCTCCAGCCCTGGCGGCGCGATTTGTCGAAGGCGTTCAATGCGACGGCAAGATAGTCACCGTAGCTGCTTCCCCTCGCGGCCCGAAGCAGCATCCCTCCGGCTCTAACCGTGTCCGATGGGTGGCCCAACTGGGTCGAATCAAACATCAGCCAAACACTGGTCAGCCTGTTGTTCTGGCTGTCGAGCGTGAGCAGCGCATTTGATGCCTGTAGCTCGCATTCCGTGATGGTTTTTTCAGTGGCCTTCTTGGCCTTGCATCCAGTCGTTTTCAGCACCGGGACCATCTCCGCGGCCGCAGCGTTGTATCGATCCCGAAACGTCAGTTGTTCTGCTCCGGCTGTAGCCGCAGCAGTAAGCAACATGATGGCGACGATAGACCTCATTCCTTCCGCCCCTTCTTCGCCTTGGAATCAGCCTTCATAGGCGGCGACAGCACCATCTCCCCCGACCAAAGTAGCGCCATTTGAAGGAGCTGCTGCTGGCTCTTGTCGTTCAGCTTGCGGAAGCACTGCAACAGGCTGGCCTCCCGGCTACCTGATGTCTCCATCTTGTTGCTGGAGCCAGTAACGATCCACTCTGGGTCAAGCCCCAATGTGGGCCTTGAAGCAGCCAGGGCAAACACCTCTTTCGTCGGAAAGCTATCCCTTCGCTTCCGCGCATTCAGCGCCTTGTCTGTAAGCCCCAGCAACTCGGCGGCTTCCTTATCCGTGGCAACCCCAAGCTGCTGTTTCAGCCGCAGCAAACCATTTTCAAAGTTCGTCACAAAATCCCCTTGCACATCTACAAATGTAGATATAATCTACGCAACATCTTCAACACATAACGCAAGGTAACACCCCAATGACTGCCGACCAAGTGAAAGCGAAGTTCAAGCGGGAAGGGCGAACCATTACCGAGTGGGCAAAGGAAAAGGGTTACGACCGAGCCCGCGTTTATCTGGTGCTCAACGGCCAGTGCAAAGGGATGTACGGGAAGGGGCATGAGATCGCCGTTGCCCTCGGCCTCAAGCAAGCTGGGCTGCTGCCGGTTCGGCTGACACCGGCTTAA